TTTCCCAGATTTTTATAATCGAAATCCATATAAAGAAAAACTAGAATACCCGTATCAGTATATGAGTTTTAGCAGTTTGTTGCTAGTCCTGAACATGGTAAATCGTATGGAATTTCTCAAGCACGGCGAAGAGGAACAGATGACATACGCTGAATTTATGGACTTCATGATTAATCACATTAAGTGCCATAACGATGAAGTCGGGTATACTCATTACGATATTTATTGGAATAATACTAAATTGCCTGTAATAAAAAAGAATAAGGAAAAATAATATGAAGACTAAACTTAAGCCAGTGGTGTTTACTTATGGTCCAAATGACTATCACCGCGATAATAAACTCCAACAAAATTTACTTATAAAGGCGTTGCAATATACAACCGATATAAATGAATTGAAGAAAGCCGCTGGACTGAAGACGGCTGCTGAAGTGTATAGAACATTGGACAAGATTGCAATTAGGAAAGAGTTTCACGAAGCTTTGGCCATCCACGATCTTAGTTTATACAAGATTGTTGGTGGCATTAAAGAGATTTGTGAATTAAGTCGATTTGACTCAGCGAGGTTGAGAGGATACCAAATTTTATTAAAAGCTCTTGGATTAAGTGATTATAGGGAAGAAACTCCGAGCTCTGAGGGATGGGAAGATTTGGTTCTGAAAAAGGTAGCGAAAGAGCTTGAATCTGGCAGTGAGAAGAAAGAAGCAGTGGAAGCCTATTATCAAGTTGTTGAACCAGAAGTTCCAGAGTCAGCAAAAGAAAGGATAAAAGAGGAGCAAGAAGTTGGCAAGAGTTTGTATGAATAATTTTTATGAAGGAAGAAATTTTAAACAAGTTAAACGATCCAAAATTTTATTATGAATAATTTTTATGAAGGAAGAAATTTTAAACAAGTTAAACGATCCAAAATTTTATTTGGAGAATTTTTGCCAAATTAAAAGTAAGAAGGGAGGGATGATCCCCTTTATCTTGAATGAAGCGCAAAAAGATTTATTCAACGCTTTGCGCAATCATCGACGTATCATTGTATTAAAAGCGAGGCAATTGGGATTTTCGACGGCCGTATCAGGTTGGATATACCACACTACTATTATGAACCCAGGCGTTACATCGGCATTGATTGGTTATAATAGTGATTTGGTATCGGAGTTGCTTGATAAAATTAAGACATTTTATCGGACTACTCCAAAGGGACTACGACCAACAATTAAGTACGACACTAAATACGAAATCAGTTTCCCGAAGATGGATTCTAAGATTATGATTTTGCCGTCAACGGAGAACGTAGGAAGTGGATATACCTTGCATAATGTTTTATTGACTGAGTTGCCCAAGATTGAGAAGCCAGAAGAGAAAATGGCTTCTTTACTACCAGCTATTCCTATTACTGGAAAGCTAGTAATAGAAAGTTCGCCTAAGGGAATGGGGAATCTTTTCCATAGAATGTGGGTTAACGATAACGAGTATCTTAAAAAGGAATATGGTTGGTGGTGGGGCTATAGCGAGGAAGAGATAGCCAAAATCAAAGCTGATATTAATGATCCGCAAATTTTTGCCCAAGAATATGAATTGACGTTTCTTTCTTCTGGTAGACCTGTCTTTGATATGAATTTGCTGATTAAACAGAGGCAGAATATTTTACAGGTCGGAGACATCGTCCCGTTGCCAAATGGTGAAAAGCACATGGTTTATGAAGATGATGGTTGGAGGTTTTATAAGCAACCTACTTTTGGTGGAATTTATGCCTGTGGAGGAGATGTTTCTGAGGGTATTATGGGTGGCGATTACTCAGTCGCGATTATTTGGGACAGACGAAATGGAGAAGAAGTTGCGATGTATAGAGGACACATTCCCCCCGATAGGTTCGCAGAAACTTTGAATAAGGTTGGGCGTAAATATAATAATGCGCTGATGGTGATCGAGTCCAATAACCATGGATTAACCACTATTACAAAATTATTTAAAGATCTAGTATACCCATCTCCATATTTCAGGCAAGACAAATTAGAAGGAGTCAGTCTATCTTTCTCTGAAAAATTGGGATGGAAAACAAGCAAGGTGACAAGGCCAAGAATGATTGATGACTTTGCAGCCGCTTTGCGAGAAAATTCATTATTAATCCATAGCAAAGAGTTGTTAGATGAAATGACGATTATGGTTTATGACGATAATGGTGACATCGTCGCCCAATCGGGCTTTCATGATGACTGTGTATTCGCGGCTTGTATCGGGTTCCAAGGATTTAAGGTTTTATATGGAAAAGAATTAAGCCAATTAAATTATCATAATTATTTACCAAAGACGTTCGCTTATTAAGAGTTAATTATCGAAAAATATGGCAGAAACAATTTATATGCCAGAAAATTTTAGCCAGAAAGAAGTTGATTTGATTAGAAAATTTAAAACTCAACTTGATGATGCGCGACAATATTTCTTGGGCGTGATTAAGCCAAGGCTTGATCGTTCATATAAACTTTATATTGCTGATAATACAGACAGAGCGAAGGAAATTCAAAAATGGCAAGCTAATATTGCTATTCCTTATGTACACGCGGTAGTCGAAACTTTAAAACCGCGTATCCTTGATGCTAGACCAGAGTTCACAGTGCAAGGCAGAACTAACGACGATCAAGACAAAGCTTCACGACTGCAATATCTGAACGATTATACATGGGAGATTTCTGAGGCTGATAAAGCAGCCGAATTGATTACTAGCTCAGCTTTAATCTATGGCACTGGCTTTATGCAGGTTGGGTGGAAGAAAGATGTTCGTAAGCATAAGTTTTTGAGTACTAATGATTTGTTAAATAAAAAATATAAATGGGAAGTGAAAGAGCAAGTTTTTTATGACGCTCCTTTTATTGAATGGGTAGATAATTATAATTTATGGTATGACTGGCACAATGTTGAGTCAAAGAGTAAACAATATTGGTTCAAAAGGTTGGTTTTGACTGGGGCTGAGATTAAAAGACGTTATCCAATGGCCGAGAAGAAGCGATTGGATATGGCGTTAACTAAAAATGGCGGAGATTTGGAAGACTATGGATCAATTAGAACATTGGTTAAATTAGAGCATGAAAAAATTACTAAAGGGGCTGATTACCGTAAAACTGGTGGAAGTTTAAGCAGTTTGAAATATCAGAATCAAAATGATTCAGATTTACGAATGTATGAAGTATTCGAGTGGTTAAGGCCGTTTGAAGATTCTTACGCAGTTATGGTCGGTGAAGTACCTATTTTAAAAGGGGCGGAAATGCCAATGCCCTATGACTTTAAGGAAGCTTGGTTCATTGATGTTCCTTATTTAAGAATCCCAGGTGAGTTTGAAGGATATGGACTACCAATGCTTTTAGAAAATCCACAAATCATGTTGAACATGATTAAAAATCAACGATTAGACGCGATGACTTTGACGGTCCACAAAATGTGGATTATCAATCCTTTGTCTAATATAGAAAAGGAAGATTTAGTTTCAAGACCGATGGGCATTATTTACTCAATTGATCCACAGGGAGCTAGGGAAGTTCAAATGTCAGACATTAAGCCTAGTGCTTACAAAGAAGAAGAATCACTTAAGAGTGATATGCGATATGGTTCTGGAGTTGATGATTTCTCTATGGCCGTTGGTGGGAATGCGGCTAGTGCGACTGAGGTTAGGCACTTACGTGAGTCCACCCTAGAGAGAGTCAGGTTGTTCATTAACCACTTAGGAGAAGGATATTCTAAGGTAATGAGATATTGGATTTCAATGTATAAGCAATTTTGGACAAAGGAAATGATGGTTAGAGTCGCTGGTGATGACGGTGAATTCGAATTCCCAATAATTGAGAAGGACGACTTGATGGGTCAATTTGATTTTAAGGCTAGTGTTATTCCGTCTATCGCTGGACAAAATGATGTTAAGAAAAAGCAAGACATGGATTTGTTCCAATTATTAATTGCTTTGCCATTCGTTGATCCGGAGAAATTGGTTACTAAAATTTTACATGATTGGAATTGGAATATCAATTCAATTAAAAGGGTTCAGGAAGAAATGGCTGGACAAATGCCAGGTGCTGATCCGATGGCGCAAGGTTTGCCTCCTGGCGCAGAGGGTCTTCCTGGGATGGAAGGATCCCCTATCAAGGGTGGTAAAATTGCTAGTCAGTCAGCTAGGGATGCGCTTGGAATGTTGGGTTCAGCTAAATATGCTGGCGCTGGCGCTGGCCAATCTCCAATGGGCGAATTGGGTTCTCCGGTGAATTTGCTTGGCGCGGCTGGTCCACCTCCAACTCCGAAAGGGATACCAGCTCCGTCTACTAGTAATCCAAGGGGATTTAATCGAGGAGGAAAAGTTAATACAAATATACCGCTTCGGGAAACCACAAATCCAGAAGCCCAATTAATGAATCAAAGTCGAAATATTCAATCGTAATAATTTATTAATTAAATGAATTTATTTATGGATAATTTGATTGAAAAATTAAAAAAAGAAGCGCCAGAAACATTGAAAAAGCCACTTGGTAAAGATTTTGACGCTAAAGAAGCTTATTTGAAAGCTTTGAATCAATATGAAAAATTAGGACATTGGGCTACCCCTAGTCCAGATTTATCAAACGAGGATAAAGCTTTGTATAAGAAATATAATAGAAATAAAATAATTTCTTCTGTTTCTAAATATCTTTTGCAGAAATATGCAAGTAATTTGTCTCCTGAATTAACAACATTAGCTAATTCTTTAGTAGGCAAGTATAAAGAAAAATTAAAAAAGGCAAAAAAAATAATAATTAATTAAATAGAAAAATATGAAACAACAAGATGAAGAAATGACAAATGAGGAAATGTCCAATTTGCTGTTTGAGCTTTCAAATACTAATTATTGGTCAGCTATCCTCAGATATTTGAGCTTGCGCTGTGTTTACGTAGACAATGTCTTGAGATCGGAAGATCCGATTACTAACCCAACCAAGGTTGCTAGAGAGCAAGGGAGAAGACTTGGTTTGCTTGATTTGCCTGATTTGATTGATGTTGAGAGAGTTCGCCGAGAGGAGAAAGGGTCAAGTGAGACAAAGGGAGATAATACTTCCCAAAAAAAGGTCGGTGACTAGTATTAGATAAAGAACTTGTGCTATAATTAATAATATAATAAAAATATGCCTGCTAAAAGCAAAGTACAATGGAAATTATTCAAAGGTATTTGTGAAGGTAATTACCCTGATGGCTATCGTGGAATTTCTAAAAAGGTTGCGTGTGAATTTGTGGGTCATGGTTCTCCAAAAGGGCTTCCTGAGAAAAAAGGAGAAGCTTTGGATAAAGTTTTAAAAAATAAGAAGAAATAATATGGCTATTTGCAATGAGCCAACTCACGATAATACAGCAAGAACTACGGCTACTTCTAAGGTTGAGGGTAGATTAAAGTTAAGTTTATCTAAAAAAAAGAAAAAGATTTTGGATAAATATTTAAAAAGTAAAAGCTAACGATATGGCTAGAATCGATCCACAATTAAGGAACCAAATATTGGCTCGTGGTTTTAAAACTCAGGATCTGTACAATCGCGATCCTATGACTTCAGCCATGGGTTTAGTCAATCCTAGGAGAACATTATCTTATTTGCCTGGCGAGTTAATGAGTCCGATAAAATCAGTTAGTCGCTATATTAATAAACGTAAGCAAAAGAAGGCAGCATCACGACAGAAGCAGGATGCATACATGAAGGCGTTGGATAACGCAATTCAAACAGCAGAACGCAACAACAGTCCAATGAAGCTGAAATTCAATCCTTATACAGGATATTCATACGAATAAAATTATAAACTAATATGAAGAACTTATATGGAAAAAGCAAAAGATGAAATAGCTAAACATTTTTCCTCTCAATCTAAAAAGACGGTTGATGCGATTGCTAAAGTACTAAGCAACGATCCGGCAAAAACATCGTCTGGAGTTAAAAAAGGGGTTAACCTTGTTAAATTGACCGATGAGCTTGCTAAGCAAAAATTGGAAAAAATAAGACAAGAAAAAGATGAAAGCAATGATGAATAAACATCATAATAAAAGGTCCTTTTGTTATTAAAAACTAATATGAAGAAATTATATGTCTGACGAAATAAAAAACACTGGCGCAGGATCCGATAGGGGGAAACCTCAAGCGGGGAGTCCTAGCCCAAATGACATTGGTGGTCCAGCAGGTCCTGTTAAGACAGGGGAGCCAGCTTCATCCACGGAACAAAAAATAGATGAAGGAAAGATTTCTAAGGTCGAATACGACAAGTTGAAATCTAATTATGAAGCTTTAGAGAAAAAGCTTGGCGATCAAGGAGTAGAACTTGGTGAAAATAGGGAATTGATGGAATCCCTCCGTCCATTGATGGAGAGATTGAATGATCATCCTGAATTAATCACAGCTATTACTAGCGGCAAGCTTACGGGTGAATTGGCCAAGGCTGCTTTGGAAGGTAAAGTTACCATTGAAGAAGCGGCCACCGTTACAAAGGCTCACGAAGAAGTTAAAAAAGAATTAGGTAAAACAGAATACAACAAAACGTCTTCTGAGGATATTGAGAAGTTAGTCACCGAGAAGATAGAAGCTTTAAGCAAGAAATTTGATAGTAGAATAGATGAGAGTGAAGAGATTAGGCGATATACTGACGATGTCCGAAACTT